CGCCAGCTTCTACATGGGTCCCCAAGCTGGTCAGGGTTATTTCCTGGCTGGTGAGCCCGTGATGCCGACTGGTGTGCAGTTCGAAGGCGTGAAATTCTTCGAATCCACCAACTTCCCCACCAAGAACGTCACCACCTCCTTTGCTGGTACCGGTGGTACTTATGCTTCCCAAGAGGTTGCTCAAGGTTACTTCTTCGGCCCTCAAGCGATTGGTGTTGGTATCGGTGGTCCGAACGCCCAAGTGCTGATCAACAACAACGACGACTTCAGCCGCTTTATCATTCTGATTTGGCAACTGTACGCTGGCTTCGAAATCCTGAACAAGGACTTCGTGACCACTGCGTTCAGCTACGTGTCTGATGACGGTACTGTCTGATCTATAAAATAAAAACAAAAATTGGAGAAATAAATGTCCTATTTATCCGCTAAAAAAATCTTCCCAGGCAACTGGGCAGAGCCTCTGAACGGTTGGTACAAGAATATTGATACCAACGATGACGGTACCAATAATGCCTCTAAGGGTGGCCCCACTTCGGTGCTGGCCATCCCCGGCTACCGTTATTTCCAACAGCGTGGTTATGTGTCTGTGTCCGCCACTTCGGGTACTCCCCTGGTGACCGGTAACGTGATCGTGCCTTCCCCTTATCGCCAAGACGATACCCGCCCTGACATCACCGGTATGGTGATCTCCGGTTCTTCCACCCTTCCCATCTACGTGTATCGCGCTGCGATTTCCGTGGCTTCTGGCTGGGGTGATGGCCGTGTTGCTTCTGGTGTGTATGCCGCCACCGGTAACGTGATCTCCTTCGGTCGCGATTCCAGTGGTCCTACCGCCGCTTCTGGCGTGGGCGAAGGTGTGGTGCAAGCCAACCTGACTTCTACCGTGTCCGGTGACGCCGCCACCAAGATCTATTTCGCTGGTGGTTCCCAAGCCTTTGGTACAAACCCCATCCTGACTGCTACCGGCGCTGCCGGTGTGTCTGGTGGTGTGCTGTACTACACCAACACTGGTGCTGTCACCATGAAGGTGTTCGCCAAGGGTGCCGCTAACGACACCAGCACCTCCGGTGGTATCTATATTTCCGATGCTGATTCCAGCGCCGGCAAGACTGGTTACCTGATTGTTGAAGTGTGCTACATCCAGCCGGATGACGCTCCTGCTTACGACGATATTGAAGATTATCTTCCTAATCGCACAGTCAGCTGATTGAGGTAAACTGGGATCAGAATTCTTCTGATCCCTTATGCTCTATCAGCACAAAAAGACTGGCGCCCGAGTAAAAGTTGTAAGCGAATGGGATAACGGCGATTGGTTCATGGTCGAAGATCAGGACGGTCGCCTTTATACCGCTTACAAAACCGAATTGACGCCTGACGAAAGTGCCACCAAAAAGGTGCAGACTCTTCAGGTAAAAGATAAAGCAGCTCAAGAGGAACCTCGTACGTTCCCCCCTGATCAGCGTCTTAACATCAATTCGGCCACTGCTCAGATGATCGCTGATCACATTAAGGGCATTGGTTTAAAAACCGCCAGGGAAATCAAAGATCTTCAAATGTCCTTATCGGGTGAGAGATTTAGTTCCCTGGAGCAATTAAAACAAATTAAGCGTGTTGACTGGGACGCAGTCCTTTCCGCAGACCTGGTACGCGTCTAAACTCTTCTCCTCAACGAAGCCCCCGGAATACCGGGGGTTTTTTGTTTTAAAATAAGAAATAAAACGATATGGCCGGTTTAATTCCAGTTGGTGCGTTAGTTGATCCCAAGGCGGATGTGTTCCCGTCTACAGCCGCGCATTTGGATGTCCGTGTCATCCCACGATTTGGGCCACAACAAGGCAAGCGTATTGATCCAAGATCAGCACGTACCCTTCTGCAAAATGTTCTTGTCGGTCCCAATAAAACACCCATTGTTCAGCAAGTTGGTGGTAACTGGCAATGGAATTATCCAGTCACCAGTGAATTTGGTCCACGTAAAGCTCCAACGGCAGGTGCTTCTACTTATCACGAGGGCATTGATATTGGTGGTCTTCCGGCAGGCACACCAGTTACTTATAAGGGTTACGGGACTTATCAGCCCGACCGTGGCTTTGGAACGGTTAAAACAACTGATCCCCAAGGCCAACCTTATGACATTCAATTTCTACACATCAAACCAGGTGGCGGTACAAGCGTAGGCTCTAACGTTGCACCATCTGCTCCTGAGCTTCCGCTTCCAAAAGGTGTTCAGCAACCAACTGATACACGCACGCGTGACATCCTGGAAGCTTTTATGTACGGCCAGCAAGCTGCTGGTAGTCAACCCAAGAAGCCAAGCCTAAAAGAAAATCTGGTTGCCGGACTTCTTCAACAAGCCCTGGCACCAAGACAATCATTTATTTCTCGCTTTATTGAAGAAGAGCCTTACATTCAAGGGCAAGCTGCATCAACCTACGATTACCTCCAGGGTATTCTGTAGTTGATTACTAAGTTTTATAATTAATTGATAAGAAAGAAACAAAGTGCAACTCTCTGACTTTGACAAAAGTAGAGTCAGGTATCACCTGGGCTATTTCACAGTTTCTGTTCCAGCGGGTGACTATGCCCGTTTGGAAGAAGCGATGAATACAGTTCCAGATTCTTTCTTCTACGATAAGATTGTTATCCAGCTGGGCCGCTGTGATACTGCGGAGAAGAAAACTGAGGTGGCGACTTCGCCTTCGACTCGGTTGGAGAGCATTGCTGGTGACGTTGACCGTACAATTAGGTCGAGCAATGCCAAGGAAGCGCTCAAGGTTTGGGACGAAATTTACCTCTACGAAACGAATCGATTAGCCAATATTCTTTACGTTCCTAACTACAAAGATCCGTTCCAGGCGCGTTATCGCTACGAACGCTCTGGTGCTGAATTTATTCAGGCATTGCCAGGCCCGGCGGACACCGCTGTTGGTTCTCGTATTTATTTAAGAGAGGTGTGTAGATAATGAATAAACTTTTTGCACAATTATTACAGCAGGCAGCCTCTCGTTCTCCGCAGGCGGTTCGCGCTGTTCGAGGTTTTGCAGACGACCTGGCCGCCCCTGTCGTTCGCTCTATCGGAACTGTTGAAGATATTTTGGTTCGGCCTACAAAAACCTTTTATGGAAAACTTACTTCACCGGCCACTGCTTACCCTCCAGGTACTGCGGCACTGAATCTTGTAAAACAAAACGTCGGCAGATTTACTCCCGACGTGCCACTTCCTCCCTTAAGAATGCCCGCCTCACCAGCTACAGCCGTGGGCCAAGTAGGAGGTATTCTTCAAAATTTAAAACAAGGAGCTGCTCCATATTTCACTCCTTCATCAGCTTTTGCCAAAGTCCCTGGTCCCGGCTGGGCTAAATCTTTATTTGCACCAACATCTGTTGCGGGAACAATTTTGGGTCTTACACAACTAGAAGGATCTACTCCTCAAGATCAGCCAAAATCGCGTGAGTGGCAAACAAAAGTAAGTGAGATGACCGGCCAGTACGGAAGATACGCTCCTGCAAATTATCGTTATCAATATAATCTTGAGGGTGTTGCTCCTCCGGGATCAACTCCTCCGGCCCCTGATCTAAACACAGGTCTTTTTGCTGGGCCGCAAGCCGGACAACTGACACCTCCTCCACCTCGCTTGCCAGGTACAGGAGCGTTGTCAAATGGGGCCGGTGTCCCCGCACAACGTCAAAATGTTCTTAACCGCTCACTGTCTCAGGAAGTACTTAACGCTGCTCAGCAGTACGCTGCTCCTACAAATGTTCCTCTTTCTGCCTTCTATGAGGGCCAACAGCAATTGGGTAGGAGCATGATGCAGCAAGGAAACCTGGTGAGCGAACTGCAACGCTTGGGTGCGGCACCGGGGATGGCACCAGAGAACCTGAAAGCATGGGCACAAGCCAACCCGGATCTTGCATACAGGGAATTCCTACGTCTGAAACAAAATCAGTAGCCATGGCACCACGGACAGTACAACAACTATTTGGGTTGAAACCAGAAGAGGTTAATGCGTTAACCGTTCTTTCGGGTTTGGAAGGTCATCGTGGTGGCTCTCAGAGCCCTGATGTAGCTGCCGTGGCAGCTAATGTGCTGTCTCGTCGCTTACAGGGAGGATGGGGTGGACGTGACATCCGCAACATTGCCAAATCCCCTGGTCAATACGAAGCTGTTTTTAATTACAGCATGCAGCAATTAGCTGACCCAGCTTTTGGTGCTCGCGTATTAGGAGGCCAAGAAGAATTCAATCGTTTACGCAATATCGTTAACGATCCTTCTTTGGTTGGTGAACAGTTTCGTCGCTCGAAGGGCGCACAGTCCTTCAGAGGTGTTTCCGCTTACGGATCGCGGAAACCTACGGATTACATGCCTGTTCCAGGGCAAAGCAACTTCTACTTCAATCCCTTGGAGCAATCGCAATATCAACAAGGTCTTCGCTTGTTTGGACAAGCAAGTCAGCCTGTGGCAAAACAGCCAACGGCGCCTCCACCAGTTTCGTCAGTTTTATCTTCTGTACTCGGTACCGATTTTGGTAAATCTGAGCAAAAGAAAACACTGTCGCAGATGTTTGTACAACAAGCCTTGCAAAGTTTAATTCCTAGTCAAGGAATTATTCCTTCGCTGTTTGGTTCGATGATTCCGTAAATGTCTCGATTTGCTGACTATTTAGATTCTGATTATTTGCCAGGTGAGGTGCGCCGTGGAACCTATGGGGAAATGGCGCCTTCTTCTGTTTTAGCGTATGAGTTGGGTAAACGATTTAAATTTAAACCAACATCAGATATTGCTGGTAAATACATTGATGAATTTACCAATTTGCAGTCATCGGGCCCAGAATATTTACTTAATCAATCGATGAGGCTGCCTGCAGATTTCATGGCTTTCTTGCAGGCGTCGCAATCGGCAAGATAGACTATAATTATTAAAAACATTAGGTGTTGCAGTGTCGTCTACTAGCACAAATAAGCAGCCCGTATTTGCGGATCGCCCGTTATTTGATTCCGTTCGAATCACCACGCAAACTGTAGGCAGCGCTTCTGCTAATACAGTGTTTGTACAGGGTGGACAGGCTCCGTCCATCCTGGTTGATATGGACGCAGACCTTGCAGAAGACAATAATAATGGTGGTGTTGTTGATTCCATTACCATTGTTCGTAACGATAAATACCGCGACTCTGATTACACAATTAGTTCTGGTACCTCCGGCACAGTTATTTCTTTAACTAGTGGTCAGGTTGTCTTTGTTCAACACACCGGGGTACTTGGCACCGCTCCAATGAGTGGTTATGGCTATTACGTGTATACCGGTGCCACAACACTAACGGGCGTTAATACTTCTCTTATTTTCTCTGGTGGAACAGCTACTGGCTTTAGCTATAGCGGCGTTGCTTACGGCTACCAACCCGCTGTAACCTTTGTGTTTTATCACACGCGTGGCACTACCACACCAATTCCCGGCAGCGGTGATTACCGCGTTCTGTTCTCCAAAACAGTTCCGGCTAACAGCGGGCAAGTTGATTGTGGTGATGCGATGCCTCAGTTAGCTTATCCAATGCCCCAGGCGGGCAATACAACGGGTTTGGGTAGCACTGCGCCGTTACGGAATAAAGGCATTTACTTGGAGCGCGGTGACCGCATTTACGTGGGCGTTTTCCCTGATGGCCCGAACGTCTCAGGTTATACCCCTGGTGCACATGTGTACGCACAGGGTGGTTTCTTCTGATCCATGGCCAACAAAGTTGGTAATAACTTTGGGAACTTTAATAAATCCCAACGGTTTGATCCAAGGCCAGTAAAACCAATCACAACAGAATTTTCTAAAGGATCTGTCCCAGATTCTTTGTATACTGTCAACCGCGAATCCGCATGGTCTCGTTGGCGGAGAGGATACGAAATAGCCACGGCTTGTTTTTACGATAATTCTTACGACTATCCTTTTGTTTATGCTGTTCCCATTCCGCAAGGAACACCAACAACAACAGGAAATCGTCCAACAATTCCTGGTGTATTCAAAGGTTTTCCAACAACCAATAAAGAATTTGGTATGCATTGGGCCGGTGTACGCGTTGCCGGCAGTCTTCGTTTTGACAATGTAGAAGATAATGTAGGCACCAAAGCATCCATTGCATCCGTTACAGAGGACGACAGTTATTGGTACGTACAGCTTGCCGGATCTTGGAGTTCGGGTAATCCTTTACCGCCTCCGTTGTATGTAAGCATCCCAGGCTCACCAGTCGGTCTGGAAGCAATCAATGGCGAGATTCTTGAAGACCGCATTATCACTCCCGGCGGCGTACCAATAACCCGAGATACAATTGACCCCACAACACAAAAACGTTACGGCTATGTACAAGCCGTCCTGGTAGATACAGAACCGTTTACTGGTGTATTGAAATTGCGTAAGGCTGGATCCGTTGAAGCAACCCCTGATCGGGCATTAATTACGCCGGCGAGTAGGCCACCAAACGTCGGACGCTTCTTTATGACAGGTACGCGTTATTGCTGCTCGTGTCAAGATTTTAATCGTCGCGATTACGGTTTTCTTACATCGTTAAATAAGGTTTCTGACTCATTAAAGAATAAATTTCCACGAAGTAATTTGCAGTCATTAAAACCGGGTCGTTACGAAATAATGACCATTTCTGGTGTTGTGGATAATAATGCGATGACATCCGCGACAGTCAATCGAGACATGCGGATTGTTTCTCCGGCACCGCAATATAATGTGCCGCCATCAGTCACGCCAACAGTTTCGACAATCCCTGGAGCTAACCGAGACAGGCCTGGCGTTTTTAGAGATTTTGGTTCGATGTACTTGCGTAGTACAACAAATCCTTCGCTTCCAGGTTCTCGTGCAGAAGGAATGCCAACGTATGAAGACTACGCATCATCTGGAAATGTCATTACGTCATTAACGGATACCTGGACGCCTTTATTAGATGAAATGCGATATTGCAAACATATTTATGCAATGAAGTATGAAGAGGGAGTGTTTCCGCCTGAACCCTCTGATTTTCCAGTTGGAATCGAAAGCATGACAGCATGGGAACAAAAGCTTGTTCAACAAACAGAAGCGGAACAAACTGAAGCAAAAGCAGCTGATCTTCAGCGGCGTTCCTTGTCAACAATGGACGTACCGCCTTATAACTGTCAGGCGCCAATGATGATGCCCATGATGCAAAAGTTATTTAATATCCCTTCAACGTTTGTAAAAATGGCTGGTTTTACAATGATTGACAAGAACGGGGAGACTTATATTCCTGCTTCTGGTGAGCGTCCGAGTGTTTGATCATGCCTGAATTTGGTGATGTTGTTGATTCAAATTTTATTTATTCTCAACAGCAATTAGATGCTCGCATCTATGGCGAAAGCGCTATTTCTTACGACGGCAACCCTACCGTTTACCATCCTGGAGATGTAGTACATTTGCCCTACCAATCAGGTGAGACATCAACGATGGAAGCGATTGGTCTCGCTTGGGCAGCCTTCGCAAGCGGCGTGGGTCCTGAGTAACATAATGTAAACTTATATTAGTCTCCCCAGACTAATTAAGAGATCTTTTACCCCCTCGACCTTGGGGTTAACCGCTGTATATGGTGCGGTTACTCCACTCCACCTCAACCATGAACCAACTCCCGCCTGTTGATCAGCGGATAGTGGATGAGTACTTCCAGCTTGGATCCCAGCGCAAAAACAAAGATGTGGCGTGGCTTTATGCCATGGTTGCCACGTACGGCATTAAACCAGAAGAACTTGATGGCTTTGACTGGGGTCCTGGTTTTTCAATACTCATTAAAGACCGCAAGCGTCCCGTTGATCCCATTCACCCTCAATGGGTTGTTCTCTTTGGTCTCCATGAAAAACAGCCCCGTGATCCACGGAGCTGCTGGAGTCCTCTCGTTTCGTCCCTGTATCGAGCAATGGCGTATCAGGACATCAC